CTCGCAAGGCACATGGTGGACTTTGACGCACCGGCAGCAAAACAAGATTCTGAAGATTACCCAAGTCCAGGCGTTGTCGCCGTAGCACTTTGGGGAGGTGGCGGAACTAGACGTTCTGCACAGCGAGCTTTAGCCTATGCGGAAGGCGTAGTTGCTAGACTGGAAGAAGAAAACGAAGGCCGCACGAAAGGCGAATCCTTGAGCAAGTTAGAAACACGCGAGTTCGAGCACGGAATCGAACTACGCGAAGAAGGCGATTCGATGACGCTAAGCGGGTACGCAGCGTTGTTCAACTCACGTTCGGAGAACCTCGGAGGCTTTACCGAGCAGATTGCGCCAGGCGCATTCACTCGATCACTCAAGTCCCGCAACGACATCAAGCTTCTCTGGAACCACGACACCGGAGCAGTCATGGGTTCAACCCGTGCTGGAACCCTCACACTTAGCGAGGACGAGCGCGGTCTTAGGGTTGAGGCAAACTTGCCAAACACAACTCACGGACGCGACGCGAAAGAACTAATCAAGCGCGGTGACGTTTCAGGATTCAGCTTTGGCTTCACCATTCCAGGTCGCGGAGGCGATGAGTGGAACAGCGAAGGCACGGAACGTACTCTGAAGTCAGTAAGACTCCACGAGGTTTCGCTGGTTGCGTTTCCCGCTTACGCAGCTACCAACGGAACCGCGCAGGTCAGAGGTCTTGACAAGCTTGCCAAGCGAGCCGAGGTGGACGCTGATGCGCTAGCGGACGCACTAATGAAACTAGAACAAGGCGAGGAAATCTCAACCGATGACCGCAACCTACTTACTAAGGTCATTGACTCAGTAAGCCCGCAAGCCGAGGCCGAGGAAGTCCCAACTGACGATCCAGGTCTAGCCTTGCTTGCACTCAAGAAAAAGAAAATCGAATTACTACAGAAGGTTCTCTAATGGCAACGTTTGACGAAATCAAAGCGACAATCCTAGACGTGGCAGGCAACCCTACTTCCGGCGTTATAGCGGACATGGCCGACAGCTGGGCTGCTGCGATTGTCTCGATAGATTCACCGACCCCATACAAGCTCGAAGCTAAAGACGGCGACGGCGATGGGATGGTTCAGGACGGCACGCCATTCGAGCGGCCTGCGAAAAAAGAAACGCGAGTAACCAAGCCTACGGAAACACGCTAGCCCCCTTATAGCTCCGTAGCCAAGCTGCGCTTCTTCCCTCCGGTTTACTCTTGGGCCGGAGGGTTTCTTTTTGTCTGCACTCGATAAGTTAGAATTGACATAACGGAAGTGAGTTAGCTCTGCCGTGTTATCTGAGCGTTAGCGCCGATTACTAAGTAACTAACATCTATTAGGAGATACATTGTCTGAGTTCATCAAGACCCAGCAGGAACTCCGCGCAAACCTGTACGAGCAGATGAAGGACGTTATTGAGTCGGCTGAGGCCGAGTCACGCGGACTAGACGCTGCCGAGATGGAGAAGATTAGCCGCATCGAAGCCGACATGGATCGTGCTGCTGAGGCTATCTCCGTTGCTCAGCGTGCAGAGGAGCGCAAGCTTGAGGTAGCCGAGGCTGCTAAGGGCTTTGTTCCAGCTGAAGAAAAGCGTGATGACGCAGCTATCTTCCGTGCTATGGCATCGGGAGAGGTTCGTTCACACACCTTCAACCACGAAAAGCGTGCGCTGGTTCCAGCTACCGCTACCGTCCCAGTTGGTTTTCTAGACCAGGTCTACGGCCTTGCCAGGCTCGTAGGACCAATGCTGGACGTTTCCGACGTGATTACCCGCACCAGCGGCGAGTCACTTCGCATCCCTACTTACACTGCTTACTCAACTGCAACCCAGTACGCAGCAGGTTCCGCAATCTCTGAGTCCAACCCAACTTTCGACAGCGTTCTACTTTCGCCTAAGAAGATTGGTTTCACGGTTCAGATTGCAAACGAGCTTCTCAGCGACGCAGGATTCGACATCGAGTCCGTAATCGCAGAGCAGGCTGGTAACGCAATCGGTTTCAAGATCAACGACCTTGCAACCGTAGGAACCGGCTCGACCGAGGTTGAGGGAATCGTCCCAGCAGCAGGTTCCGGTGTTACCGGTGGCACAACCACCTTCACCGCTGACTCGCTTATAGATTTGCAGTTCTCTCTTGACGGAGCAGCTCGTCGTCTACCAGGCGTTGGCTACATGGGCAACACTGCAACCGTAGGCGTCATGAGGAAGCTCAAGGACGACAACAACCAGTACCTATACACCGTAAACGTAGGTGCGCCTGACAACTTTGCCGGATTCCCAATCTTTGAGAACCCTGCAATGGCAGACGTAGGCACTGGAGCGAAGTCCGTTCTATTCGGTCACTTCCCAAGCTACAAGATCGTAACCACCGGTCTTGAGGTTGCTACTTCATCTGATGCTTATTTTGCAAATGATGTCACCGCGTATCGTTTCACTTACAGATTCGACGGAAAATTAACGCATGCATGCCATGTGAAGTACCTGGTACACGCTTAGTCGTTACCACAAAAGCCGACTGGCTCTCCGTTGTAGGTTGCGGGGAGCCAGTCTTTTTTTGCTAGGGTTTACCTATGGCAACCTACAAATTCAAAGGCGCAGTTTCTATCGCGTCAAACTCATTCGGATCATCTACCGGCTACGGCGTGCAGGGTAAGTACCTAGCGGAGAAACTTCTCAAGCATGGCGTGAAAGTCGCGAACCTATCGAACTACGGACTCGAAGGTCGCAAGGAAACTATGCGGCTCAAGACTGGCGACGTAAAGCACTACCCGCGAGGCCAGGTGCTCTACAGCGAGGACGTGATGCAGTTATGGCACAAGGACTTCACCTCGGCGTTCCCAGAACTTCAGTCCTACCTATTCACGCTTTATGACGTATGGGTTTACAACAACCTAAAGTTCGATGGCGAAATCATTAGCTGGGTTCCGCTCGACCACATCACGCTACCGCCGCAGGTTGCTAAGTTTCTTTTGAGGCCGCAGGTCACGCCGATTACTATGAGTCCTCACGGCCAGCGACAACTTGAGGAAGCCGGCATCGACTCGACCTACATACCTCACGCGGTAGATACAAAAGTATTCAAGCCAACCGACACCTACGAGGGAATGCCAATCCGTCAATACCTCGAAGTCCCAGAGGACGCGTTCCTAGTCTCAATGGTGCAGGCCAACAAAGCCAACGGCCAAATCCACCGGAAGGCACTGGCCGAGCAATTCCTAGCCTTCGGAATGTTCCGCAAGGAGTTCCCGAACTCGTATCTCTACCTGCACATGGAGCCAAACAAAGCCTTCGGCGGATTCGACATCCCTAAGTTGCTCAAAGCTTGCGGACTCGATCAGAGCTGTGTTTTGATGGCTGATAGCGACATCTTGAGAGTGGGATACCCTCAGGAGTTCCTCAGTGCCATCTACACGGCCTCGGATGTGCTTCTAGGGTGTTCCTATGGGGAAGGCTTTGGCGTGCCCGTAGTGGAGGCTCAGGCGTGCGGAACTCGCGTAATCACTTCAGGATTCGCCGCAACGCAGGATTTAGCCGGCCCTGATTCTTGGATAGTCGGAGGGCAACCATTCTGGGACGAGGCGCAACAAGCGTTCTTTTCTATCCCGTTCGTGCAGTCAATGGTCGAGGCACTCAAGGAAGCGCAAGCTGCACCGAAGGGCGTGTCTCAGCAAGCCATCGACTTCGCTAAGCAGTTCGACGTAGATCGCGTCTGGGAACAATACTGGAAGCCATTTTGGGAGTCAAAGTTTGGCAACGATTAGCCTACCGCTGGCAATCTGGGGAGACGGCTACGGCCAGTTCCTAGAACGCTGGCTAGAGGGCGTGTCTGGTTTAGTTAGACAACCGGACGAGATAGTCCTAGTCACGGACGAGCAGAACCAAGACCTGCGAAAGAAAATCAAAACCGACATCCCGCTGCAAAGTCATTACCTAAAGGCTAAGGACTACCGACTATGGGACTACGCAATTCGCCAGGCAACCTCGGACTGGATTGCTATCTGCAACGTCGATGACGTGTTCCTACCTCACGCTTTAGACACAATCGACCAAGCCGACCGCGAAGGCTACAACTTGCTCATCGATTCCCTAGTCGTCAAACAAACTGGACACGTCTGGCGCGGCTACTGGGATGCCGGAATGATTCCTTACCGCTTTACGATGCCAGGCGCGGAGCCAATGAGAAAAGACCTATACATCGAGGCAGGCGGATTCGACTACAAGTTTCAATACCCAGACTGGGCGCTTGCCGTCAAGATGGTCGCTAAGGGCATCGCTAAGCCGTTTACCTCAAACACTAAACGGATAATCTTTGACACCGGTAGCGATCGACTAACCCTAAGCGGAGGGCAGCAGAACCCTTCGGTCAAGGCAAGAGGCTCGGCGCAGGTACACGAACTCGCACAAGAACTAGGGCTGCGATGAAGATACTCGTATTAGGTGCTCAGGGAATGCTGGGCCACAAGGTAGTCAAAGCCCTAGACGGCTTAGACGTAATCGCTCCGAGTCGCTCGGACTACAACGCGCCAGATTCCCTAGCAAGATACAAGCTCACCGATGATGACTACGTGGTCAATTGCATTGGAGCAATTCCTCAAAAGAACAAGGACATGAATGAGATGCGAAGGGTGAACGCAGAGTTCCCGCATCTACTCAGAGCCGAAGGAAACTTTCGAGTCATACAGATAGCAACCGACTGCGCGTTCTATGGCGACACCGGTAACTACAGTGAGAACTCATTACGCAACGCGCAAGACTTCTACGGACGCAGCAAGATTATGGGAGAGCTGGCTAGCTTTATGAACCTGCGCTGCTCAATCATCGGGCCAGAATTAACTAGCAAGCGATCGCTATTCGAGTGGGTAAGAAACCAACCGCAAGGCGCAATCCTGCACGGCTTCGTTCGTCACCGCTGGAACGGCATAAGCACCGATGCCTTCGCAAAGATAGTGCGCGGAGTAATTGACAACGACCTATGGTTCGCAGGGATGCAACACGTCCTACCGGCAGACCAGGTAAGCAAGCACGAACTGGTCAAGATGATAGCGGCGCGAACTCAAAGAGATGACCTTCAAATAGTCCCAGCAATCACCGGCATAGTAGATAGAACCCTGACTACAGTAAGGCCGTATTTGAACGACCTACTTTGGAGCAAAGCAGGTTACGACCGAGTGCCAACCATTCAAGACTTGGTTTCGGGCATAGCGATAGACTAGAGACATGGCCATTACCAACGGATACTGCACGCTTAGTGACATCAAGGCTGCGCTCAGAATCACGGACTCCGTAGACGACGCGCTATTGGAACTCAGCGTCGAGGCAGCGAGCCGACAGATTGACGGCGCAACAGACAGAATTTTCTACAACGCAGGAAGCGCTACTCGCGTATTCCTACCGACCGATCCGTACGCTTGCGAGATTGACGACCTAGTTTCTTTGACTTCGCTCAAGACATCCTCGGCAGCAGACGGGAACTTTGACGTTACCTGGACTTCAACCGATTACGAGGCGCATCCCTTGAACGGATTGTCGGGCGGACAATACTGGCCGACCAACGAGTTCAAAGCAATCGGCGACTATCTTTTCCCAGTCTGGACAACCTCGACAACAAACAGCAACGAGGCAACCGTGCAGGTGACCGGAACGTGGGGATGGAGTAGCGTACCGACTGCAATCAAGCAGGCAACCATTCTCTTAGCCATGAGGCAGTTCAAGCGTTACGATTCACCGCTCGGCGTAGCAGGCTTTGGAGATCTAGGCGCAATCCGAGTCGGCAAGCTCGACCCAGACGTAGACGCTTTGGTCATGCCATACAAGAAGGTCACCGCAGCCTAATGCCAACCATTACACAAATCCGCGACGGCCTAGCAACCAACCTGGCCACAATCAGCGGTCTACGAGTTTCGGCAGAAGTGCCGGATAATCCTTCGCCACCTATTGCAGTTGTTCAGATGGGCAACGTCTCATACGACACTGCATTCGGCGGAGGGCTAACAACCTACAACTTCATCGTGTCGATAATCGTCGGGCGCGTTGCCGAGCGAGAAGCTCAGCGTCGCCTCGATGCTTACGGCTCAACCAGTGGAGCTTCATCCGTGAAGGAAGCAATCGAGTCAGACAGAACCCTAGCTGGCTTAGTGAGCGACCTTCGAGTAACCGACCTATCTAACGTAGGTGCGGTATTATTGGGTGAGGCAAGTTATCTCACGGCTGATTGGGCCGTGACCGTATACGCAACATAAGGAGAAAACCGTGGCCAAGTTCGTAGCAACTGACTACAGCATCACGATCAACGGGTCAGACTTTAGCTCAAGTTTGGCCGCAGTAACCCTAGACATCACCGCTGAGGAGCAGGACACAACTGCTTTTGGTTCTGGCTTCAGGACTCGCATCGGTGGACTAAAGGACGGTTCAGTCACTCTGGACTTCCACCAGGACTTCGGTGCTGCATCGGTAGACGCAACCCTATTCCCACTACTGGGAACTCAGGCAACCGTCGT